CATTGTCTTTGCCATCTCGTCGGCGTCACCGTGTCCTCGCGCCTGGACGAGCATCTCGGCAAACATGCGCTTTGACTTGGTCATGTTCTGATGAATGTCAATATTTTCACACGTGTATTCTGACGCTGACCTTTAATTCCGGAAATAAAAGTTTGTACGTTGGGTCGAGGAAAGAGCTGTGTGAAAGTCTGGATTTGTGATGACGTGTGTGCGTATCATGTCCCAGAGGTTGTCACGGGCTGTGATTCCTTCGAGCGTGTCAAATTCCACCTTGTCGTTTTCGTCGTAGTTTTTGCGAAAATACGTTTGGCGATTCTCCATCTTGGATTTCTCCTCGTTGAATCGCCGAACGATATACGTGTGTTCATTAGCCGTCATAGGCAAATCGATTACGTAGACGTGGTAAATGCTGGTGACATCATCCTCAATGTCAGCTTCAGAATCTCCTGGACCTTTGTACTTGGTTGCAAATTGGAAATAGGAGTAGGCACCTCTTTTCAGGTTGATTGTGCCTCGAGTCTCCTCCTCGAGTTCCCGAACGGCACATCGTAAGGGATTGATAACCTCGCGACGTCGACACCCTCCTGTGACGAACGTCCACTCCTGGTACCGGCGGTCATGTACAATAAGCATATACTGCTTATTATTGATCGTCGTCACTGGAATCGCTATACTTTTGTGCCTCTCCCGACATGGCTGCTCTTGCGGGGAAGTCATTCCCTCCTACTGAGTCGTTCGTAAAAAAATTCATCAACTTTCCCCCACCCCGTGATGGTTCATATGTAATCAAAAACAAAAGTCCGAGCAAAAGAAGCCACTTCCAGATTTGCATTTATTATACTCAACTTTTATGTTTCCCCAAAATGTCTCCGATTTGTGCTTGCGTTATGTGACCTGACATGTCTATGAATTCTTCAACCGACATGGGTTCAAGATGCTTCTTCCGACGTTCTCTGTTGATAATAGGCTGAAACTGCAGCTTGTTCGACATCATATACTTTTTGAACTTGTTACTATGTGCGATTGTTTTCACGAGTGCTGTAATCGGAGCGATACTCGAATTCGGTGTTCGGCTTTCATTGATATAGGCGTGAAGGTTTCTCCGAAGCCATGCGAGGGACCACGTTTGACAAAACGTATCACCTGAGTGACACTGGGGATGACGACTACTTACATATAACGGTTTCTTTGCAAGTGTAGCAATTTTCTTTCGTGCCGTCTCATTCAAATAACTTCCATATGTACCAGACGTGTCCGATGGATCAAACACAGTGATACGTTGAGGTGTCATGTTGTATGTTACAAAGTGGTCCTCGCCACTCGAACGTTCCCCTGGAAGCACAAGAGTTCCAGTTGGATGTTGAATAGGTTTCTTCGTTCCCGGTGTAATTCGATAATCACCCTTCACGTTCGCGTAATATTTTCGAAATTCCACGTCAGAAACAAATATATCCCATAGCGTTTTCCAAGACGCAAGGTCTCGGCTCAACATATAGTTTGACGTGTATTTATTTCTTCAGTTAACAGGCTGAACGAGCGGAGTCCCAGTCTCAGCTTTGGCGCTGAATGAGTGTGCAAACGGGTTACTCTTGAGCACGTTGTTTGCCAAACCCAACCCCTGGTTGTTTGCTGACGAGCGGAAATCCTTCTGACCCTTGAATACGTTCAGACGGTCGTACTGGTTTGGAAGGTAGCGAGAGCCACGGCTTGCGTCGGCTGGGCGAACTGGGAGCGCACCCGCCTCGAGGCGCGTGTTTGTGTTGGCACCGACGGCACCCACGGGGTCGGCGCGCACGTTCATGCGTCCGCCGTTGCCGGGACGGTCGGGGTTGACACGATTCTTCGACCAGCGTATCGGATCGTTGTACGCAGTGTTGTACGCCTCTGCGACCATGTACTGCCCTGGACCCAGCTCGAGACCATCTTGACGAGAACCAGTCTCCTGGCGGTTCGTCGTCCGGCGTGTCTTCTGGAAATCCGGGCGACCTTCCGGTGCTGTGATGGCACCACCCTGTCCCTGACCACGCGTCTGCATAGGCTGATAGTTCGCAGTCGTCTTGGACAGCTTGGCAGGGTGGGAAATGGCGCCCAGCGTCGTTCCGCCGTTCTTGATGACGGGATTGGCTGGACCGCCCCACGTACCCGACAGAGTCGTCAGACGCTCCTCGTTCATGTTGTTGGGCAGAATGCGGAAAAACTGCTGGAAACCACCTGATGCTGGTGTGTCTGGTGACAGACCGAGACCGCGTCCGACGTATTTCTTGTCTGCGGGTGTTACGTTGTTCATTTTGTTCGTGACTGGCTCACGGCTTCCGTCCGTCTGGTACACTGGCTGACCGAACGGGAAACGAGATCCGTTCGGCACAACGTCCGCAAAGCTCGGTGCAATCTCCTTTGGTGGAAGACGGAACCCTCCTGAAAACCCACGACCTGTGTTCGGTTCCAGGTTCAGCGGATCGAGGGGTGGGTCCTGCTGAGCAAACTTGTACTGAATAAGGTCAAACTTTGAAACCTGGTCTGGCATCGAAGGCATCACTGCCTGCTGCTCCTGATCCTCCTTGGCGTCGCTGAGTTTCTTTCCGGCAAATACCAGACCGACAACGGCGGCAAGACTGAAGGGGTCCATCTATTATTTAGATGCTATTTTTTATCCACGAGTCCAAGAGGCGCTCCGTCTACTTGTCAGTGGGGTAACGCTTCGCGTAAGACATCGACTGGTACATCGCGTACGTGCTCGTCGGGTCCCATGACATGAACTTGTTCACCGGCTTGTCAATGTACAGTTCTGGGAAGTCGTACGGCTTGTCGGCGTAGTACTTGTTGTTACGGGAAGTCGTCTGTGAACGCAGAGCGTCACCCGTCATGACGATAACTTCGTAGTTGGTGTTTTTGGGTCCAAAGTACATTCCCTCCTCAACCATGAGGAGTCCGGGCTGAAGTACACTGCTCGGCATTATTAATTGTAGGTGAGATTATTTATTAGTCCACCGGGCGAAGCCCGGTGTCCGTCGTACCCTGTGACACAGACAAGTCGCTTCGCGACTTGGAATTTACCGCCCGTTGCCGCCACGGAGCTGGACAGTCTCGGGTCCACGAGCATATGGACCGTCGGGGTTGCACTTGGAAGGGTCATCGCGGCACATGGGGGCAAACGGCTTTCCGAACGCAGCGTTGGCGAACGCCGCCTGGTCGTTCGGCCACGTCGTCACGGCTGTCGTGTAAAAGTTACGTTCGGCATCGCGTTTGCGCTCAAAAGGGTGGATCGCCTTCCACTCGTTCTGGACCTCTTCCTTCATCGACGGGTACCACGGAGCCTGCTGTGCGTAGCTCGGATCGTCACCGAGCAGGTAATTGGCCATGGGATTGTCGCGCGTGGGCATGCGCAGACCACTCATCACTTTTGGTCCAGTCGACACTGTACGCGTACCGTCTGGGATCATGTTCATGCTGTACAGTACATAAAGAGCGGCAATGACCAGGGCACCGAGTGCAACGATGCGAGCATCGCGACGAATCAGGTACGTGAGCACGACGGCGTACACGATGAACCGAGTCGTTGCGAGAACTCGCTGTTCCGCCGTCTGACGACCAGTGGGCCAAAATTCAAGCAGTTGATCTTTTGCAACGAGTTCACGCAGGTCAATCGTCATCTTCTATTTTACGTGGAGATTTTGTTTGAGGTGGACTTCAAATCAGAGGACCACCCTTACCACCCTTGAGCAGAGATGACATCAGACCATTCATGCTGTTCATCAGAGCCGCCTCGTCGATGGTACCGTCGGGACCGGTTGCCGTATCCTGGAGCTGGCTGGCACACTTCTGTGCCACAGACTCGATCATGTTCAGCGTCTCGGCTGGGAGAGCGGTAATGGTCGTACCCAGAATGTACAGCGTCTGGAGGTACTGCCAGATGGCATTCTTCGTCGTCTCGGACAGTTCGGAGTTCCACAGACGAGGAATGTCCAGGTCGTTCAGAAAAGGCACCTCTGCCGCGTGCGTCTGGAAAAACTCCTCATCCTTCTGCATCAGGTGGTTCGCAAAAGGACCAACCGTCTCCATAAACTCCTTCAGAGGCTTCTTCTGGTTCGCCTTGCGCAGAAGGACAAACGTGTTCTGGTACTTTACCAGCTTCTTCTCATTGGGAAACGTGAGAACAAGCTCGTCAAGAAACTGCTGCATCATGTCGTTGAAAGCGTTGGTGGTGGTCGCCATTAATGAGATATACGTTTTTTGCTTTAAGCCTAGTAGTTGGCATTCAATTCGCGGAGTACACCGATAGGGAGATTCATAACACTCATCATACTTGGGTTCGGGTGCCGGTTCAAAAAATTAATTGCGGCATTCACGTTATTATGCTTCCGCTGTAATTTCTGAACACGGGCGTTCAGAACGGCCCGCTTTCTGGCGTTCGTTGCATTAAAACGCGCCATCTGGGATTTCACAAGCGAAACCTTAAGGTAGTTACGTTTTGCCTTCAGGCTGTTCAAATGGGTCATGGTAATATATGTCAACTTTTTTTACGCCCTGTACGGCGTGGTTGAAATCGTCTCTTGGTGTCCGCTCCCCTGCTGGACGATGATGTACACGAGTAGACCAACGAGGAATGCCGGCTTGAAATACGCCGAGTTGGGAAGCGCCTTTTCATTGTTCAGTGACGAGCGAATGTGAATGTAAGCAACCGTCGCTCCGGCTGCAATCAGAGCAGCGCTCATAGGATCACGGAAATAGTGATCAGTCATCTACTGTATGTTACGAAAATTTGTCCGTGCTGGCGGACTTTCCGCTGCGCGGAAAGGACTTTTACTTATCCGGGGCGTCGTCGAACAACGTCTCGTGGTGAACCTTGACTGGAACCTGCTTTACATCTTCTGGCATTGCTGGTGTTCCAGCCTCTGGCATCATCGGCGTTCCCGCCTCTGGCATCGGTGTTCCCGCCTCTCCCGGCACGGCTGGCGTTCCAGCCTCCGGTGTACCTGGCAACGGCGTTGCAACCGGGATTGGTTCTTCTTCCTCACCCGTCTCTGGATCGGCGGGGTCAGTTGGGTCCTCGTTGGCACCACCGCCCATATCCATCTCACCCGTAAAGTTGGGAATGTACGTATCAAGGATCTGTTGTACCGGAATAAAATCGTCAATCACCTCCTTGATCAGTTCGTTGAAACGAGCCGCCATCTTGATGCGACGATCCTGGTCGGACATCTTTTCAACCACGACGTACGGATCCTCGTACAAGCTCTTGGCGGCGGCGATGTAGCACGAATGCACAAACACGTCGTTGGATGGCAGCTTGATGTTGATCTTCTTCGAGTCTGATGAAATGCGCACGGCGGACATGATCTTGACTGAAATGACAAACACAGCGGCGAGCAGGTTGGGAAACATGGAGCATGACTTGATGATGGCGTCCGCGTGCTGCTTCACGATCGTGTTGTTCCAGTGAGGCACCTCCTGGAGCAGCGTCTGGTAGTGAATAAGCGTCTGACGTCCCTTGGATACCTCGATCGCCTTCTTGTACATGTCGTAGAAAGCATCAATCATGACAGGGGTCATGGCGTTGCACAGCTTGATCATAAACTTACGTTCCGCCTCGACCAGGATAGCTGTCGAGTCCATTGATGTTAGCGGGTTTATTTTTTTGTTCAAGAC